TGTTAAACTCCGTGAAGATAGTAAGGCAAAAGGACGTTGGGAGACCAATCATGGTGGGGAATATTTTGCAGCGGGTGTTGGCGGTTCTATCACAGGACGAGGGGCGGACTTACTTATTATCGACGATCCACATACTGAGCAAGACTCATTATCAGACTCTGCCATGGAAAGAGCATATGAGTGGTACAACTCAGGACCACGACAACGTTTACAACCAGGTGGCTCCATTCTGTTAGTAATGACAAGATGGGCACAAGATGATTTGACTGGAAGATTATTGAAGGCTCAATCTGAACCTAAAGCAGATAAGTGGAAGTTAATAGAGTTCCCTGCAATTTTAGAATCAGGTAATCCTGTTTGGCCTGAGTATTGGTCATTAGAAGAATTAGAAGCAGTCAAAGCATCTATCACACCGAGAAACTGGAATGCTCAATACATGCAGGATCCAGTTGCCGAGGAAGGTGCAATTTTAAAACGTGAGTGGTGGCAAAGATGGAAAGGTTCAGTTCCTGCATTAAAGCATGTCATTCAATCTTACGATACCGCATTCAGTAAAAAAGAATCTGCAGACTATTCTGCGATTACAACTTGGGGTGTATTTGAACCAACGCCAGGAGAGAACTGTTTAATATTATTAGATGCAGAGAAAGGTCGTTGGGATTTTCCAGAACTTAAAGCAGTAGCTTTTGAAGCTTATAAATATTGGGAACCAGAATCTGTAATCGTTGAGGCTAAAGCTTCTGGTCAATCTTTGATTCAAGAACTTAGACGTGCAGGGATTCCTGTCATGGATTTTATTCCATCTAGAGGAAAAGATAAGCATTCTAGAGTTAATGCTTGTGCTCCTGTATTTGAATCTGGCAATGTCTATTATCCAGAAGATGCTCATTTTGCAGAAGAAGTTATTGAGGAGTGTGCAGCTTTTCCATATGCTCAACATGACGACTATGTTGATAGTACCACCCAAGCTGTGTTAAGATACCGTCAAGGCAATTTCGTTTCTACTTATATGGATGAACCTGAAGGTATGAGAATCGAAAAAGACTATAAATATTATTAGGAGATTTTATGAGTGATTTACCACCAGGTGTTAGAAAAAAAGGTAGAAATATTTTTAAAGTTAGTCAAGAGTATTTAAAAGAAGATTTAAGATTGTTAAGAGATAATCCAAAAATATCTCAAGAAAAAAAATATAATCAACCTATTGGAAAACCTACCGAGATTTACAATAAACAAAAAAATTTTAAAAACAAAATCTATGAGGGTTATAAGCAAGAAAATAAATATAAATATTCAAAATCTTCACTCCGTGACAGAGCAGTAAATTCTCAAAAAAAAGAAACAGCTAAAGGCTACTTAATGGGTGATGCTTACGGTAACAGAGGTAAGATGGATTATGAACCTACTCCAAGATATGTCCACGGTGGCGATGTGGCCGGTTGCGGGTGTGCGTCATGCATGGGTGAAAGTTCTGTAAGAGGTGCAGGTGCTGCAATTAGAGGAACAAAGTTTAGTGGAGTAAAATAATGGCTAATCCTTTTCAGGATCCATTCAACAGTTTTGTTGACCAACTTAAACAAGGCACAACGCCAATGGTCAAACAAGATCCAACCGTTGTGGTTGATGACAGTGAGCCGTCAGCGATTGGTGGCTTAGCAGCATTAGGGGCTAGTGTAATTGGTACCAGTGTTCTAGCACGAAGAATTCCTTTCGTAAAAAATTTATTAAGAAGACAACAACCAAAACAAATATCATTACCTTCTCAATCAAGAATATTAAATATTCCTGTTGGATCAACTAAACCAAATGCAATGGGCAACACACTAACGGCCACTGGACAATCCAAAGAGTTAATAACTACAACTCCAGTCCCTGCATTACAGAAATCAAGATTCAATGAAGTGATGAACATTCCTTTAACTCAAGGTAGAGGTTATTCTTCTTCAGTAGAGCCTGGTAAAAATTTTAATCCAATTGTAGGTTCAGCAGCTTACGATAGAATTATGGAAGCACCTTTTGATGTAGCTCCTGCAAAAGATTGGATGAAGTGGTTAGCACAAGCGAATACCAATGATTTAAAAATTAATAGTGGTTGGTTACAAGGAGTTTCAAGAAGAGTAACTCCCGATGAGTTAGATGAATTAAACATTGTTAGCTTTGAAAGAATTTTAAGACCGAAAGCAATTAGAGATGTTCCAGGACAACAACCAGGTAGAAAAAAGTTTGAAGAAGTGATGGAGCCTAAAGGTGGTTTCTTAAAAGTTGCAGATGAGAATAATTTACCTGTCGATAGAGAAACTTTATTAACCATGGTTAAGAACTCTCCCATCAATGATTTAAAAACATTACGATTAGGAGTTAGAGGCAATCCAGATGGCGACATGGCTACTTTTAAAAGAGAATTAAATGAGGCAGTTCAAGCAGTAAACAAAGAAGGTATTCCTGAAGGTGATTTTTCATATTTGAATGGTATGATGGACGAGTTAGCAGAAACTATGTTTGAAGCTAGAAAAGGTTTAAATGCAGCAAAAACTAAAAGAGTTCAAGAATCTTTAATTGAATTACCTAAAGCATTAAAAACAGATCCTAAACCTTTTCAAGATCTATTAGTTAAATTTAATCGAATAACAGGAGATTACAATAGATACAGTAAAGAACTTCCTATTAATAGAGATTTTTTTAATCTTAGAAGAGATAAAAGTAACCACAATAATTTTTACCCAGCTTATAAAGCTGGTATGGGTTATAAATATAAAATGGACGCTGGAGAAAATTTTACTGAAGACGTTATCTACTATAGTAAACCAGTACCGAATACAAAGACAGGTAAGTTTTATAGTGATGAGGCGGCTCCTCACTACATTGATAATGAGATTGGTTTTATACGATATGATGATTTACCAAATCCAAAATTAGGAGCAGGTAAAAGACATATTAGAGTTTCAGAAGTGCAGACGGATTTACACTCACAACAATTTGCTAGTGATGCAGATGTTAGATCAAATTATTTTAAAAATAAAATAAATCCTTTTAACGTAGATGCACCTTTAAACATTTTAAGAAATGAAAGAAAAAAATTATTAGATCAAATAGCTCCTTACCAAGAAATTGGTAGAGGGATTGCAGGACTAACTAGAAAACAACAACAAGAACTTGCAAGAGTCAATTATGAGATTGGTCAATTAGAAAAACAATCGATCGGTAAATTTTTACAAAAAGAACCTCTTAGTGCAACAACTGCAGCACCTCTAGCTAAAGCGTGGCCAGACTATGCAGTTAAAAATTTATTACGTACGATGGCGGAAAGAAAAATTAATGCAATCTCTATTGTACCTAGTCCGATGAATAAAGGAGTTAAGATGGCTTCAGACCAAATTGGAAAGATTGGTGATGAACTTAATTATGGATTAATGGATGGTAAAGCTTTGTTAAGAGATAAAGATGGTAATTATAAAAAAACAAAAGAACTTGCAGCGATGGTAGCTCCTTTACAAAGAATGGCAAAACAATATGGAGCTAAGTTTGAAATGTTTCCAATGCCTAAAAGTAATCCAAACAAAAAATTTAAAGTTATTTATGAATATACTTCTAAAGATGATGGATCTCTGTTACGAAATTTTAAAGACGGTAAAGCTCATTATAATAAGAAAATTGGCGATCAGTATATTTATGAAGATCATTTAGCTGCGGCAGATACTTATGAAGAAGCATTAACTTTAGCTAAACTTAGAAAAGAGCAAGGCAGTATTAGAAGCAGTAAAATAATTATAAAAGAAATGGGTCCAGATAATCCTGATAACTATGAAATGGTGCCTACTTTAATAGCAAATGATGAAGTTCTTAAAAAATTCCTATTACCTATGAAAGCTTATATGTATGAAGGTGGCTTTGTAGACGAAAAGAATATTTTTGCTTCCCTATTATAGATTTTTGTTATAAAATGCTTTACACTCTCCCAATATACCTATAGGAGAATAATTATGGCTAAATTAAAAAAAATACTCAAAAAAGCTGGGAAGGCTGCAGCCATGGCTGGTGCCGCGTATGCTGCTTCCAAAGCTTTTGGAGCAAAAGATGCTGGAGTCAATATTGATAAAGGCAGAGACAGTGCATTAAGCAACATGTACAGAAAAAGATACGACGACCCAATTATGAAGGGTGGTGCTGGTGTCAAAGAAGGCAAAATCGGTATGATGGATAAAATCAAAAATTTCTTAACTACTCCTGTTGCTAGTACAACAGGCGGACAAAAACACAGATATTTTGGTGATACAGATGATGCTTATGAATATGGCATGACTGGTGCTAAGTATGGCAAAATGATTAAAGCTAAAAATGGCGTCATGGCTAAATGCAAAATAGGAAAAAATAAAATAACTAAAATATACTAATGGCTATTGAATCCGATAATCCAATCAACGAAGAAGTTGATGTTGAGGAAGAAGCTGTTGTAACTTTACCACCTGAAGAAGGTGAAGAAGAAATAACAGAAGAAACTGAACAAGACTTCTACGCAAACCTTGCAGAAGAAATTGATGATAAAGCCTTATCACAATTAGCTTCTGATTTAATTAGTGAATATAATAGTGATAAAGAATCTAGAAAAGATTGGGAAGACACTTATCGAAATGGATTAGACCTTTTAGGTTTTAAATATACATCGACTACACAACCTTTCAAAGGAGCAAGTAATGTTACTCATCCTTTGTTATCGGAAGCCGTTACACAATTCCAAGCACAAGCTTATAAAGAATTATTACCATCTGATGGTCCTGTAAAAACTAGAATCGTTGGAGTACAAAACGAACAAACAGAATCTCAAGCTGAAAGAGTTAAAGATTTTATGAACTATCAGCTAATGGAAAAGATGGAAGAATACACTCCAGAGTTTGATCAGTTATTATTTTATTTACCACTAGCAGGATCCGCATTTAAAAAAATATATTACGATGCAATGCTAGAAAGAGCAGTTTCTAAATTTGTACCTGCAGAAGATTTAGTGGTTCCGTATTATGCAACGGATTTAAAAGATGCACCAAGAATTACACACGTACTAAAACAATCTGAAAATGATTTGTTAAAAAAGATGGCAGCAGGTTTCTACAAAGAAGTAGACCTAATGAAGCCAGAAAAGAAAGATAACAAGATTCAAGATAAGTATAACGAACTAGAAGGTATTAAACCTGTTGAATCAAAAGATTATATTTATAATATTTTAGAAATGCATGTAGATTTAGATTTATCTGACTACATTGCAGAGAACGATGATGATAAAATCAATATTAAAATACCTTACATAGTAACTATTGAAGAAGGTTCTAGAAAAATTTTAGCTATTTATAGAAACTACAAAGAAGGTGATCCTAAATTTGTTAGAAAAGAATATTTCTCACACTACAAATTTTTACCTGGTTTAGGTTTTTATGGCTTTGGTTTAATTCATATGATCGGTGGCCTGTCACGAACAGCAACTACAGCTCTAAGACAACTACTTGATGCAGGTACTTTATCGAA